GCATTATAAGAATAGTTACCAGAATCTACTGGTGTACCATCTTTTAGTGTTCGTGTTATAAGCATTGTTTCTGCATCAAATACTCCTACAGTTGGAGTATTAAATCTAAACTCTATATCATAAGTTCTCGATGACAAAGTACCACTATTTAAATCTCTTAACGTTACATTATAATTATTAGCTGGTGTTATTCTTGTTTGATAATCCAACAATTCGTTTGTAAGTTTATCTATTGAAATAATTTCTAGCTCAACTCCAGCATTACTATCTAAAACTAACCTTATAGAATAATTATACTCATCACTTACTACTAAATTACCTCCACTTAAAAAATCAACACCAGAAACAAATGTAAAATCTGCAAATGTCAATTTTCTTGACCTTTGTTGTAAATCAATACCAAATAAAGGTACAGTAGTTTCTGGATTTGTTATAGGTGTTTTCTCTCTATGCAACCATAAATATAATTCATCAAATACATCACTATCAAAAAAACTTGTTATACCAGTTTCATCTGCCATATTAAACTCTATATTGTATTGAGTTTGTATTGCTTCTATAATGCGTTTGCATTTTATTGCTGGTTTTAATTCTCTTTGTAATAGATTCCAATTTATATTATGTAGGTTAGGCGTAGTTATTGTGTTTGTAGAATCATAACTATAATAGTTTTGTAAAGTGATTAAAGGTAAAGTAATATTTCTGTTTGCAGTAGAAGTAGCTTTTACACCAGTACTTTGTAAACCATCTTTAAAAGCATTTAAAACATCACTATTATTATATTTTATGTCATAAGCATTTAAAGGATTTAAAGCACTTAATGTTTCATCTCCGAATATATCTTTAAGACTTGAAGTATTGCCAAAGAACACTACCTTATAAGCGTGTGCTTTGTTGTCTTTCATAGATACAGAATCTAATCTTATCTTACCTACTTTAAAATCTGCTCCATCAAGTTTTATAATAGCATCTACTCTAAACCTAGCATCATAACCATTTACAATGTCATTGTTGTAGTAGTGTTTAAATATCTTATTGTTAGTAGAGGATGCTGGTAAATTAAACTGCTGACTAAAAGGAGTAAACACCAAAGCAATATCACGAATGTTTTGTTGTGTATCTGTAAGAGTAATTGCTTCATCTTTAAATAAATCAACTCTTGTATTATCTATATATAATTCTAAATTCATTTATCTTATGTTGTTTATGGTATCAAATGCAAAGCTTACATCTATTGTGTAGTTTATTAAACTATCAGTAAGACTTGTTTTGTAGTCTATATTGTTATTCTCAATATTTACAGCTAGTGTTTTTTCTTTGTATTCTATCCACACTTTATCACTTAAAAATAGTTGTCTAAATATTTCGTTATTGCTTTCTGGATAATAACCACTATTTAACGTTAGTCTTTGATTTGCGTTTTTAGATAGTAATCTAACTTGTGCGTTATATGTTTCGTATGTTCCGTTGTTTAGTATGTTAGATTTGTACTTGTCTTTTTCAGTAGTCATTGCAAGTTTAGAATTCTTAAACATCCAAATGTCTTGATATGCTCCAAACTTATTTATAAATGTTAGTTTATAAGGTGTGTATTTGCATTCATCTATGTTATCTATTTTAATTATAGTTAATCCCTCAACACCACTAACTAAAACCTCATCAACTGGAAATAACTCAAAGTCATCTTCAAACTCGTTAATACCAGCATTGTCTTCAAATGTACCTCCATCTAGTTCTACTCTTTCTTCAAAGCTATCTGCACCATTAACACCATTACTAACATAAACTACTTGGTCTTGTATTTTAAGGCCAGTAGAAGGAAGCCAAGAATACACTTGTTGTCCTTGATATAAAAATGCAACAGAGTTTGTGTTTTCATTATCTACTGGTATTCTTATAGGAGCATCGTGTAGCTTTAGTATTGTTGTGTTTGATTGTAAGTAGCCTTGTAATAGTTGAGGGTTTGCGCCTTCTTCAAAATATCCATAACCATAAAAAGCTCTAACCCCAAAAGTAATTTCTGCTACTGGAACACCAGTAGTTAAAGTTTTTGTAATCCTATAATCTACATACATTGTAGTATAATCTTCTGTAGCATCTAAATCATTTGGATATACTCCGTTAAATGCTGCTGGTATATAGTCTTTTATTAACTCTGCAATCTCAAATGTTACTGATTCATTTATAGCTGTTGAAACTAATGTGTATTGTGGATTAAACCCCCAAGTTGTATTTGCTGCTCCTTTATATATTATTATCTCTATTTTAGCACTAACTAAATTTGTTTCTTGTATATTTATGAAGTAAGGACTTCTTACGTTAATTTTACTCATTGTTGTTGTTTTTAAATATGTCTATTATGTCTTTTGCAAATGCTTTACTTAATAATTCTGGATATCTATCAAAGGCTGCTAAAAATGGTTTAGTAAAAAACATACTAGGTTTTATCCCTTGTGCAAATATGCTTCTTTGTAATATGAATCCTATTGTTCTATAATTACCCTTTTTAAATTTTCCTTCTTTATCTCTTAATCTTATGTTTCTTTTTTTAGCCCAATCAGCTATAGGTTGCATAGGTGGTCTTTTATTTCTAAAACTATAAGGACTGTTACCTCCTTTTTGTTTACCACCTTTAACTAAACTAGGATTAGAGCCTTTAACACCTTTATCTAAAAATGTTCCGTACTCATCCATTATAAAAGCTAAATCAAAGTTTCCATTCTTTTCTTCTAATTTGTAATGAATACTATTGTACAAGTCTTTACTTACATTGTGTTTTTGTTTTGTAAGATTAGACCTTGATTGTTGTACTACATACTTACCAAAAGATTGTAACTCTGTTTGCAAGTTCTTTAACATATTGTCATATCGTTAGGTATTAATACATCAAACGTAACTGTCCATCCAGCTAACTTGTTTTCAAATCTATCTACAAAAGGTTCTAATGTAGGGTCTCCGTTTAATTGGTATTTGTCTACATATAAGTCTCCTCTTAATAATAACTCTAGTAATCTATTTGCTACTGCTAGTTGTGTATTGAATACATCTTGCTCGTTGTTGTTTCCTCTAAACTCTTGTGGTATTCCCTCTGCAAAGTCTTTACTATCATCTACTACATCCATACATAATAGAGATATGTTAAAGCTCCATACGTTACCTTGCATAGTTGCACTATTTACCATAAAGTGTGATAATGGAAATATAGTCTGTTTGTTTAAGTCTACATCGTATATGTCTCCATAGGTAACTGTATTTACAAAGTCATCTAATTGTAGTGTTTGTCTTATCTTTTCGGATAGATTATAAAATCCTTGCATATTATTGTGATTTACGTTTTATCATTCTTGTTTCTAATTCTGCTTTTTCTTTTTCAAATGCCAAGTACATTAAACATTGGTGTAACGGAAGTCTTGCAACTTCTTTAAATCTTGTAATGTCTCCTTGAGCAAGTGTATATAGTTCTGAATAGCTTCCCCATTTTCTTGAGAAATTTGACCTATCGTCTGTTCCTTCACTAGTTCTTTCTCCAAATAGTTCGGTATATAGTTCAGCAATTCGTTGGTTAAATTGTAAAAAAAAACCATAGCACCTAATACAACACTTAATGGCATTTGTTTCATTACCTCGCTGTACTTGTGGCTTCCTTCGTATTCTTCTATTAGATACTTATGTCCTTGCTTTTGTTTAAGTGGTCTGAACAATACAGCCATTGCTTTATGCATATTGCCCCATTCATTTATATAGCTTGTAACGTCTTTATTTTCTCCATAGGTAATTTCATCAAGGTTTGGTATAAAACCATAAGAAACACCATTTAAATTAAACGTAGGGATAAACTTATGTTCTTGTTCAAATAGTTTATTGATATGATTGATTAAGTAATCTATATCTTTGTCTTTAATCTTACCTAGCTCTTTTGTGTTTATGTTGAGGATGCATTTAAGTAAATCATCATTACTTGGATTCTCTATAAGTAAGAAGTCTTGATAGTCTTTTAACTTGACTTCTTTTAGTGTACTAGGTATAGAAACTTCTAATTGCATAAAGTGTTTTTTATAAAACAAAAAAAGGATTACTTTGTATAAAGCAACCCTCTTTTATCTAACTATCAACTAAAAATTATCTTAATGTCTTATATAGGTATAAGTATAACTCTTGTATCTTATCTCCTAGTTTTTTGTCTTGTCTGTATGTTTCGTTTCCAATTTGTATTCTTCCTTCTCTATGTATCTCTAATTTAACCTCTGGTCTTCTTGTTCTTGTTAGTGGTTTTACTATTACCTTGATGTCATTTTTTAAACACCAACTAATAGCTTCTCTTACGTTTCTTGTCATTTAAACAAGTTAATCATTATTGCTGGAATAAACATAGTAGCTATGATACAAATTATTTGATATATTCTTGTATATAGTTTTCTATAGTAAATATTGTTTGTGTATTCTTTTAGTGTATATACTTTTGTTGTGTTGTTTTTGTATATTGTTACCTTGCCTTGTTTTACCTTTACCATATCTAAAATATTAAGTTATGTATAATAGATTCAAGCGATAATAATACAACACTTGCAATTAATAATACAAATGAGAATAATGTTAATGTTAAGTAGTGTTTTAGTTTTTTCATTGTTTTGTTTTTAATTATACTGCAATATATAACTAATTATTTAATTAACAAAATTATTAATAACTTTTATTAGTAAATGTAATATTGCCCCTTATTAGGATTCTCTAATTGTGAAGTGATAGCATACCTCATCGCATCTATACAATGGTTAAAAGCATCTATTGGTTTATTAAGTGTTTCGCCTTCTTTGTTCTTTAACCAAATGTAGTTCTGTAGTTCTTTGATTAAGTTATGACTTCTATTAGTTATGTAGATTTCATTTTGATTGATGAGGTTGATACCATACACTATTGAGTCTTTACCTTTTTTAACTGGCATTATTAAATGACCATAGCTTGACAGCTCTGCAATACTTTTAGGTTCTGCTGAATCTGCATATATGATTTCTTTTGCTTGGTGTGTTTTAAGTAAGTTGCTTATCTGACTATTTAGTAATCCTTTTTGATAGATGACCTCATCAAAGATATATGAGTTGTTGTATTTGTAGAGTGCTATTAAAGTAGAAGGGTCATTAGTATAACCAAAATCCATACCATAACAAAGTAGTCTTGCCTCGTCAGGTAAGTCAATAGGTTTCCAGTCTTTTATACAAGCACCTTCTAAACTTCCTATTTCACCAAGTCCATATACATTCCACCAGTTATTCCAATAGGTAGATGTCTTTGCTTTTTCTTTAGCTTTTTCTATGTCGTTTATAATTGTATCTGGTAATGCTTCGTTGTCTAAATAAGTAAGCTTTATAAAGTCTGCATCATCTTTGCCTTGTAGTTCTGTATGCGCCCAGAATGATGAGGTAGGGTTAAAGTCAATCCATATATCTCCAGATGTTCTTATTGCTAATTGGTTG